TAGAAGCGGGAAGCTACACTATGGAAAATGGTAATAAAATGACAATCGGTGATTCTTCTGAAATTCTAGACTTAGGAGAAGAAAAAGAAGCTGAGGACGTTGAAGCATCTGAGGAAGAACTTTCTGAGGAAGAACTTTCTGAGGAAGAAACTGAATTGGCAGAAGGTGATGAGGCTGCTGTTGACGACTGGGCGGGTATGGAAAAAAGAATTAAGAATCTTGAAGATGCTGTTGCAGACCTAAAAGCAGACAAAGTAGAAGCATCTGCTGAGGAAGAATTATCAGCAGAAGATACTAGAGAGCCTATTGAAGATGACAAAACAGAAATGTCAAACGAAGTTATAGGTGAACTTATGACTCAAGTTGAAGAACTTAAAAGTAAAATAGTAGAACTAAGCGGTGAACCTGCAAGTGAGGGTATTGAATACAATCCTGAAGGTAGAAGTTTTAACTCTACTGTTGATTTAACGAAGTTGTCTACTAAAGAAAGGGCAGCATATTACATTAATAATAAATAATTTTAAAAATGGCAAATAACAAATATAATTTAAGTAAAGATTATCAGTTTGACATAACCGTAACTGATAACACCTATGCAGGTAAATTAGCATTGCCTTATGTTACTGCTGCTGTAAAATCACCTGATACTATAGCAAAGGGATATGTAAGACAAATCGACGGTTTAAATTCAAAAGCTGTAATTTCTAACTTAGGTGTTTCTGACCCTGTAGTTGCTGCAGCTTGTTCATTCTCATCAGGTAATGATACATCATTAACTGAGCAAGTTCTTACTTTAACTGATATGAAAGTTAACGAAGAAATCTGCCGCGGAACAGTTTTCCCTACGTGGATAGGAGAGAATATGGACAGAAACGGTAACTTACCAGGAGCATTTGAGGACTTTTTATTATCATCAGTTGCCGCAAAAGCAGGTGCGCATATTGAAAATATGATTTGGAAGGGTTCTTCACCATTTGGAACAGGATTCTTATCTGACGATGGAACACTAGACGAGGCAGGTGCAGACGCAAGTCAACTAAAAGACTTTACAGAAGTTACTTTTGCAAATGCTTTAGCTGCTACAGATATCTTAACTGATATGGCTTCAATATATGATGCAGCAGTTGGTATTGCAGGTTTAACTTCTAAGCCAGGTTTTGGGTTCTATATGAATGCTAAAACTTATGCTTTCTTAATACAAGCATTAGCTAACGCAGGTTCTAATCAAGGTATTAACAGCTTAGGTGTAGCACAATCATTTGAAGGTATTACTTATTTCGGGTTCCCGATTTACGTTTGCCCTGGAATGTTTGATGATGTAATTGTTGCAACATACAAAGAGAACTTAGTATTTGGAACTAACCTAGCTACAGATTGGACTGAGGCAAGAGTTATACCTACATACCAATTTGATGGTTCTGATAATGTTAGAATCGTTATGAACTTTGCATTAGGAGTACAAGTTGGAGTTGCTGCTGATGGAGTTTATGGTTCAACTGTTTGGTCTTAATAGATACTTTAAATGGGGAGTTGTAATATACTCCCCTTTTATTTAACTTAATAAATAATAATAATATGGCTTGTGATTTAACACTCGGAAGAAAAGTAGATTGTAAAGACAGTATCGGTGGTCTTAAAATGATATATATATTACCTAGTTATTGTAGTAATATAGAATCATCTGCAACAATAGTTGATTCAGAAATGACTAATGCAGGATTTACTGCTTGGGATACCTATGGTGACCCTAATGCTGCTAAACAAACTTTATTGCAGTATGATTTAAGACCTGATGTTAGCTCTATGACTGTAAACTTTACTAGTGACCCTGCAACAGGCACAACATTTTTCAATCAAACTTTGTCAATAACTTTACAAAAGATTGACCACGACACTACTAATCAGCTTAAATTAGCTGCATATAATAGAAGCCAAATATTTGTTCGTGATTATATGGACAATATATTTCTATTAGGAATGAATGGTGGTGTAAATGTAACAGGGGGTACTATGGTAACAGGTGCAGCAAAAGGTGAATTGTCAGGATATACTCTAGAATTTAGTGCAGACGAAAAACTGCCACCAATTCAAATAGAGCCTACTAGTGGTCCTACTGAACCAAATTATCCTTGGGATAATTTAGATGATGTTGGTTCAATAGAATTTACAGCAGGAACATAATCGTTACTCTACTTAAAAAAGAAAAGGGGTTTTTTGCCCCTTTTTTTGTACACTAAAAAACAATATCTTAACTTTTATATTTATAATAAACTACTATGGCTTGGAAATTAAAAAAAGAATGGGAAGGCAAAACCCTTGACACTTTAAAAACCCCATTAAGTGACTTAACACAAAAGCAAATTAAATCGCTTAATGAAAGTATTAGAAATCATTTATTTGTAGAAGAAACTAAAAAGAAGAAAGATGATTAGTAATAAAACACTAACTCAAGAGGATATAGATAAAATTATAAAAGAGGGAGAAAATCAGATTGCAAATGAACCTGTTTATGAAAAAAATACTGAAGAAAATGAAGAATGGTTATATTTGGGGTATAATAGGTTAACAAAAACTATAGAACAAATTAAAGTGTTAAATAATGTTTAGCGGTTTTATAAATAGGTCACCATTAGGAAGTACTAATTGGAATTTAAGTATGGGTGGGCGTATAAATATTAGTGATAAAATAAAGCTCTCGCCTGTCATTAATTCGACCTCATTTGGTAGTAACACTTATTACTCTATGGGATTCCCCTATATTTTGTTTAAACTAGAAAGCCAATTAACTAAAAAGGTAAAGATATTTAATCGCGAAGGGTTTGCTCCCGCCTGTGGAGTGAACACTAATGATTTTGAAAGGTATGTTGTATTAACTTGGAATTACAATACTCCAGAGGCTGATGTTGTTGAAGATTTAACCCAAGGTAAGGTGATTGTGGGGAACGATGAATTTCCTCTAGGTTTTTATAATTTAACTATATATGAAATGGTAACAAATGATGATTTAAACCCTGATAATGCAATATCTACATTGTATAATGGTTTAGTAAATATGTACCCAAATTCAAATCCTGGAATTAGTTCTAATTTTCAGGAAGTGCAGTACAAGGATTACACAAATAATGACGCTGATACAGAAAGCGTATATATAACTTATTAAATGATACAACTAACATTAAATACTGAAAATGAAAGTTTGACTACAAATAATACTATATACCTTAATTTGTATAATGAAATAGAAATACGTTTTGGTGGAGGAGATTTTTATAATTGTTTACAAAAATTAGAAAGTCAGCAAACAGGTAAATCAATATATTATTCATCAACTATGATAAAAACAAATTTATCAAGATATGTAGGACTTTATTGTTTACCAAGTGTAAATGGTACTGACCTTCCTACTGTGGGACTTATAAAGCTAAATCCCACTGATTTTCCTATTGGACTTTATAATTATACAGTTTATGAAAACACAAGTAGTAGTAATTTAGACCCTACAAATTTAAAAGTTATTTATAATGGATTAGCAAATATAATAGCTGTAAATAATAGTGGAGTTGAAACACCTGTTCCAGCATATACCGAATACACAACTAATGACGCAGAGATTAACAGCGTTTATTTAACAAATTAAATATGAAATTAGATTTAATAAAATTATCACATTACAATATACCGCATTTAGTCGAGGATTCAAGAAATGATTGGATTTCTTTTGGTGAGGACAATTTATATCCTAACTACTTACTAGATTTATTCTTAGGTAGTGCTATTAATGGTGCTTTGATTAAGTCTATAGGTGCTATGATTTATGGTGAAGGATTAGCTGCTACAAATGCAGATGAAAGCACAGAAACAAAAGAATCATATTTACGTTTAACAGAACTGTTGCATAATTCAGATGATGATGTGCTAAAAGACCTAGCTATGGACTTAAAGCTATTCGGTGGCTGTTACGTTAATATTATATGGTCAAGGGATAGGTCTAAGATTGCTAAGATGAAACACATACCTGCTCAATACATACGTTCAGGTAAAATGGTTGACGGTGAAATAGACACGTATTATTATAGTGCTGATTGGTCAAAATATAAAAAGGCAGAATATAAGCCACGTGCTTACGCGGCTTTCAATACTGACGATAGAACACAAGCTAGTCAAATCTTAATGATTAGAGATAAAAACCCTGCTTTATTTTATGGCTTTGCACCTGATTATGTAGCTGCTACGGATTGGATTCAAATGGAATTAGAGATTGCTCAGTTTCACTTA